AATTGATAATTGCAGTTATATAGCTATCTCGGACAGTAGAAGATATTCCTAATCTGGCTTTAGTGAGTGCTAGAATTGTATCAGTATTCATATCTCACCAACCTTTCTGAAAATAAATAAAAGAGAGTGGATCTTTCCACCCTTGCATTTTGCATTATAGGCAAAAAAGTGTTAAAAAATAAAGCTTATTTAATAGGGCTATAGTATATAGCCCTATTATTGTAATTGTACTGGTGCTCTTTCTATATAATTTCTGAAAGCATTGTATCTGAAATTTGTCAGGTACAAGATACCATTATGTGTTAAATCACTAAAAGAAAATCCATTTTTAAAGTAATCTCCAATTTGCGCCTCTCTATTTGGAATAAGTAATGATGTTGTTGAATCTCTATAAGTGAACTTCCAAGCAATGTTTGGGATTGCATTCTCATAATGCCAATTAATAAACTGCTGTGCCAAAGTGTCATTGGTTTCACCATTACCACTTAAATCGGAGTTACCCCATTCGCTTGTGAACAATGGATAACCATAACCATAGTTAGTTTGGAACTTTGTTAATGCGTCTATTTCATCATACACATAAGCATGGTCGGAAATAAACACTTCACTTTCTTTACCTATACTTTGAAGCATTGTATATAGTGCTACTACACCATTACTACCATGCCCCATCACAATAACAGCATTAGGTATATTTGCTTGAATGATGTTTATTAGAGATTGTGCATAGGCTTGCATAGATTCTGCTGTATCTTTGTATGGTTCATTGGCTATTTCAAACATTACATTACCATCCGATGCGAAAGTAGTAGATGCCCATGTAAAGAATTCCTCTGCTATGGTTTTGTATTCAACAATACTATTATCAGATGTCATAACATGCCAATCTATTAGTACGTATATACCCAACTCTTTACACCATGCAACTATATCCTGTATGCATGCTTTTATTTCTGCTGAATGTGTGTCGTACCCATAACATAACCCATCATACATATATTGACTTCCAGTGTAAGTTCTCATGTATATCGGTAAACGAATTATATTTACACCATAATACTTGAGTAATTTTAAAGTACTATATGTATGAACTCGATAAACAAGGTTTGGTATATGGAACAGCGCAACTCCCTGTAATGGTACGGGAACATTATCGCTATTCACAATATATTTCCCATACTGCTTTAACCTGCCATTATACAAAAAGTTATTGCGGTTTAATATCCAGTCCTTTATTTCTGTTCTTGTTTTGTTATCCTCCCCAATCTTCATTCCATTTTCTTTGATGTAATCATCAACACACACTTCTATATAGCATTCCAAACTATCCATTGCAGCTTTGAACTTTTCTTCAAGGATAAAATCTCTCATATCTCTTAAAAATGCATTTGGTACATGTAACCTTCTTTTTACAAAGAACTTTGCTTCGCTAAGTTCTATTGGTGAGTCATCTTCTTTAGCAACAACGACCTTAGCAAACCCATCAAATTTAGGCTCTATTATTTTTAAGAAACCTCCCATAATTGTATGCGTGGAATGATAGAAGTTCTTCCTTTCATCATACAAAGCTGCATACATTTTATATCCATCGGGTACATATAATGTATCTGTTCTGCTAAGTTCAATATATCCTGGTGTCCTTGCTCTAGTTTCACTACTACTAGGATTGCCTGATGTTATTGTGCCTAATTCAAGATTTTCAACTGTTACATCGTAATCTTTAACAAGTTCTACATCTCCTGTGAACGCCTTAACAAGTCGAACATAATCTCCTAATTTAGGCTCATATCCAAGCGCTACAGGAGTAACATCACTTATGTTAATTTCTCCTTCTTTTAACTTTGGAATACCATCATCAAAAGGGTACATATCCCAAAGCTGTTCACCTGTAAATTCTTCATAATCCTCTGCAAAAGCTGTTCCTTCTACAATCTCAAATATTCGTATGTCTTTTATTTTGATTCTCTTTCCGGCAGCAACATTTGAGCCGAGAACTAAACGTAATTGATTTTGTGTTATTGTACTTTTACCCACTAGTTTTTTCTTATATTTACCTACTGTTCTATTCAAGTTTACACTAGAAGGCGAATCAAAAGCACCGTTGGAAGACAGAACCAAATTTTCAGTACTAACAAAGGAAGAAGCAGAAACAACTTCGAACAACATACCATATGATACATTTGGTTTTGCTTCTACTGGAATTGTGGCTATAATGGGATTCACACCATCGGCTATGAATTCTAATCCAGTTTCATCAGCAACAATCCCAGAACCAAGCTCCCATTCTTCCCATGTAATTGGATTGTATGGAATTAAGCTATCGGGGTACTTCTCAACATTGTAATCAGGGTCAAAAGGATATTTTATATTTAGTTGTGAACCAGTTAGATTAGGAAAATCATTAGCAAATTCTGTTCCATCTAAAAGCTCAAATAGTCTTAGGTTTTTTATTTTAATTTTTTTACCTGATGATACACTAGAACCTACAACAATACGAATTTGATTATCAGTTATTGTAGTTTTAGTTGGCATTGTTTTCTTGTATGCCCCAACTGCCTTATTTAAGTTTAGTTCACCACCTGATAAATTGAAAGCGCTTGTTGTAGATATTGTAAACCCATCACTTGATGTAAAGTCAGAATACACTACTTCATATAACAAACCATATGTTATATTAGGTTTTGCACGAATAGGCAATGTTGCAGTAACAGCTGTACTCCCGTTTGCTGTAAATTCAAGTCCTGTTTCATCACCAACTGCACCATCAGCAAGTGTCCATTCTTCCCATGTTTCAGGGTCATATACCAACAAGTTCTTAGGTTGCTTAGCCAAAGCAACAATCTTTAATGCACCTTCATCTTCTGCTGAACACTGTTCATAATAATCATTTTCTACTGAAATTAGTTCATTAATTTTTGCATCTACAACATCAGAAGCAATTGTTGGTACTTCTGATTGTAGTGCTGTATTTACCACAGATTGAATCTGTGCAGGGTCTACTTCACCACCAGTAACAAACTCCTGCCAATTGCTATTGCTAGTACCTCCCACAAGCTGATATATCTTGTCTCCAACAACATTAACAAGCATACCAACCTTGCGTCTGTTAGCAGGGATAGCGTTTCGTTCGCTTATGCTATTTACGCTTCTGTAGCCGCCTTGTCCGTATTCTTCAAGATGGGTAGCATAAGTATCTGCACTATCGTTAGGAGCTACTGGACCAAATATTCCAACTGAATTAGGTATCTTAGCCATTTATATCCCTCCTTACGATACTATTAAGTCAAGTGAACCACTTGTTTGTACAGTTACTCTATAACCCTTGAGGTTTATAGATACACCGAATTCATTTGTGATACTTATTGTAACAGGTGATTGCATAGGTACATCAAAACCTCCACTTTTAAACGATGTGGGGTTGAACGACTCTGGCACGTATAACCATTTATAAGAATTGTTTACAGCACCAAAGCTATAAGTTCCGCTTGCATTGGCTTTAAGCTCTTTTGTCATGGCTTTAATTTCGTTTTCAGTTAAACCCGAAGCCTTTGAACTACTGCCATAAAAAACAGGATAATACCAGTTGATTGTTCGAGTTGAGCTATTAACTTCTTTATCATTACCATCAATGCATCTCAATTGGTACGACTGAGTTCCAGGCGAGTTTTTCTTGATATTCAATCCTGTTTTAGTATAATTTCCGCTAGCTTGTGAAACGGTATAAACATCAGAATTGCTTGAAGTATCTCTTATTTTTGCCGATTTTGCACCAGCAAAATTACTGATATTCCAATTAAACTGTACTTGTGTAAGAGTATCTCCAACCTCTAAAGGCCCTGTTGGTGATATTGTGAATGTAGATATTGAAACAGGATTGACTAATGCTGAAACACTTGATTGCAATGCAGCTATTGCTTCACCTACATTGCCTGGAATTTCTCCGCCACCGGGTATTTCACCACCTAAGTTCTCTAAAGCCTTCTTAACCGCCTCAAATTCTTTACTGTTTTTTAAGGATCTTGGAAGTCCTTTGCTCATTTAACATCATCCTTCCGTTTTTCTTTTTTATCTTCCGAAAGCTTCTTCTTATCTTTCTTCATCTCATCAATTTCTGCCAGAAGGTTACTTCTCTCTTCCTGAAGCTTTTCTACTTCCTTCTGAAGCTCTTCAAGCTCCTTTTTCTTTTTCTCCATCTCTATAACATAAAACGTAGTTGCTCCCATGATATCCCTCCTTATAATGAAACTGCTTGGCATACTGCCGAGCAGTTATCCGTTTGTCACTAGTTTTACGATTCTTACTTTTTTCTTGTCGTAAATTCTGTCCCAGTTGACCTTGTTTGCCAATTCTGTAAGTGTAGGCATTTCATCAGCTACATCTTCTTCAGTCCACTTAAATCCACGTGGATGCATAATGAATTTCCTTCTATTAATGAGGATATCTACACCTTTCAATGAAACACGATCTGTTTCAGTTGGTACCTTCGGAGTTCCCTCTCTGTATGCAATAGCTCCAGCCGCAAAAATATACGATGTGTACTTGAAACCATTTGTACTACCCGGAACAACTGGAAGTTCGTCATCCACAATTATGGAGTATTTGCCAAGGTATGTTCCCCATCCGATATTTGCTTGACTATCAGGTTTAAAGTCAATCAGGTCTAGCTTTTGCAACCTTGTGTGGAGTTTTGAGTGCATTGCAATTGCTGTGAACTTGTCTTTTGCATCTCCAAGCAATTGGCAAGCATCCAGAATTGCTTCAGCCCCAACCATGTTGTCATCAGTTGCGGAATTTCCAGCTTCAATTGCGATATTGTGAATTAAGTCTCCAGAATCGTTCGTTTGGTTATCTCCGAATATACCATCCAAAACTTTTAGCAAGATTTTTTGCTGCTGTCTTACCCAGTAATCAGCAACTCTATCACCGATAGCTGACATCGGGTCAGAACCTGCAAGTTCAGCTGCTAAGTCCTCACTTGACCAAGCTTTACCAAACTCACATACACGAGCCTGGTCTTTGCCAGTTCCGATTTTTTGAGGTGTCAGTACATAATCCGACTGAATCGCCTCGGGATCTCCTTCAAGGTCATTGAAGAAAGGCATCTGGATCAATTTTCCACCATTAGGAACTTCAATCCTTTCTTCCACACCCATTATACCGCTTCGAATTAAAGCACTCTTTTCTGTTGTAGCTTCAATAACATAAGGAGTAAAAACCTCCGGTATGATTATATCTGATACTCTTGTTACTGCCATAGTTTACACGCTCCTTTTTTATAATCCGTATATTGTTGGGTTCTTTCCAGCTTCAACTATCATAGATTTAGCTAAAGCCGGGTTTTCTCTGAGCAGTTTACCTTGCTCAGTAAGGTTGAAAGTTTCCTTTTTCCAAGGGTTTTTCTGGCCTCCTCCTGCTCCTATAGGATTTGCTCCACCACCGCCTCCACCGGAGACAGCTGCGAACAAATAGCCATCAGTTTTCTTCAATTCGGAAATCTGTTCATCAAAACCAATTAACTTATCTCCATCAAGCTTAATGTTATCTAGATTGATGAGAGCCTTAATTGCCTTCGGGTTAACATCCTTACCCTTGACGTTGAGGATTGCTGACTCCACAGCGAAATCAAAAGCCTGCTGCTTCAGTTTTTCTTCGTAGTCTTTTATAGCCTTTTTGTTCGCTTCTTGGAGGTCTTCAATTTGTTTCGTCAATTCTTCATTACCTTTTGCCTTATCGCCTAGATCCTTGAGTTGCTTATCCCTATCCTTTATTTGTTGTTCCAAGTCTTTTTTAGCTTCGTTTACTTCATCGAAACGCGCCTTTGGGATAAATCCCTTAAGTGATTCGGTATATGCTTCAAGAACCTTATTGGCCTGTTCTTCTGTCAATCCCATTGCTAACAAATCTTCTTTTTTCATATCAATCCCATCCTTTCATCTTCACTTGTTTACCCGGTCGTGTCCGGTGATGTCTTGTTCTTTTACGTCTGCAATACCAAAAAGACGAAATTAAGAAGTTCACGAAAATAGTCTTTGCCAAAAGCAGTTTTACCCTGCTTCAATCTTTCATCATCATCAAGATTATAGAACTTTATTTTTCTTTTCACTTTCCTTGAGCCTTCCTGTTGAACTATCGAGAATTCCTCGGTAGTTGAACTTTCATTAAGCTCACCATCTGCATAGATATTTTTTAGGTGTAAAGATATATTGTCTGTTGTACAATCAAACAATTCCGCCATTGCTTTTTGGGTTAGCCAAAAAACACCTAACATTCGTTAAGTACTTTGCATTACTTGTTTATAGTCACTTTGTAATTGCTGCCATTTCTCACTGTTACTCTTCTTCATTGCCCGAAATGCTCCAAAATTCTTTGGAGTTTTATCCGGTAGTGCTAACATATACCTTTGCCATTGCTTTCTGTCAGCTCTCAATTGACGTTTTTTCTTCTGTGCTTGGTTGTAGATTTCGAGCTTATTCTTGTCCTTCTTAGGAATATCAAAAGGACGGTTACTTTTTTCCCTGTCGCCTTCCGGGTCATCGGCCAGAGCTTCTATGTAAGGAACTAGCCGGTGTCTACAGTTGGGGTGAATATTTGCGTAAGGACCTTTATGAGCTATAGTCAATGGTGGGTACCGCTTATCATTTCCACTTATACTATATATCCGCCCTTGCAGCGGGTAGCATATCGGACAGCTAGTCGAATGTTCTGTCATTTTTACAAGGTCATATCCCAACTCAGTGAGTTGGTTTAGTGTTGCTTTATTCGTTGCCTCAGCTGTTGTACTCCTAGCCACAGTTTCAGCGTACGCATCTAGGGATATCATTCTGCCCCTTTTGTCTTTTATTCTGTTAACACCATCTTTGATTAGTGCTTCAACAAGGTTTTTCTTGCATTGCCTAACTGTAGAGCCTTGAGCTACCTTTTGAGTTACTGCATCAATACCGGCTTTTCTAATTGCGTCCTTAAGCATTCGGCCAACAAAATTATTGGCATCCCGTAAATCATCAAAAGCATTTTCGGCCAATACCTTAATTGCATTAGTATGAAGTTTTGAAAAAGCCTCAGGCTCAGGAACACTAATACCCATTCTTTTTAGCTCTGTATTTGCTGAATAAATGCCTTCCTGGTAGCTTTTCTTTATTGCCATATTTGACCATTGTTTTGCTTGTTTATTGAGCTTTTCAAGCTCGGTATTGATTTGACTTATCAAGCTTTTTTTGTACCATGTTACATTTCCTTTTGCTTCTTTTTCAGCAATTGTTTTTATTAGCTCAGCCTGGGCTTTCCTATATATTGTGATGAGCTGCTGTACATGTTTCGGCAACATTATTCATCACCGCCGTCACCGTCATCATCCCCAGCTCCAAAACCTCCCGTATCAAGTGCATTTTCGGCAGCTAAATCTTCAGCAATTCTCTCCATTTCAGATTCAACCTCTGCATCTGACATATTGTCCATACGCTTAATTGCTGTGCGTACTGATAGCGTCCTTGCTCCACCAGTTGAGCCAGTTCTTATTGCCATTACCTCAGCTTGCTCCTTGTCATCGGAAGGAATGCCATCCTGCCAAGCGATGTTAATCGGCTTTTCGGTAAGGTTTACTTCCCCAGTCTGCGAACAAAGCTTAATAGCTTTTTTCAGAGCCGGGTCTAATCCTGTCTCTTATACANNAGCTTTTGCGAGTGGAGTAATCATAAGCCTCTTTAGCGCGCTGCCGGATTCAACCATACCCTGCTTAAGCTGGCCGAAACAGGCCTCAGATGTTTCGCTGATTATGTACAACTGCTGCATGAGTATTTCAATTTCCTTCCAGTTTGATTCTAGCTTTGCATCCCACACAACATATCCCGGAGGAGTTCCGCCGAGAGGTACCGGGAAATACTTACCTCCGCCTCGAAATATTTCAACACCAGTTGCCGGATCTAACTCAAGAGCAGATTCGTCTCCGTACATGTTTGGATCTGAGTGCTTGTCGAGTACTCTGCTTATCTGGCTTACCCTTACCTCGAGCTCCTGTATAATTCCGTCTATATCGGTATAGTCGTCAATGCCAAAATACTCGTCCGATTCAACAGTATTGTGTACCGGGATTATCGCAAAATCAGAAAGTCCGGTGCTGACTTCCTCAGTGCTGAGAAGTCTTTCAATTTTCTCACCGGCCAATAGATATTCATTAGCAATATATTTTCCTCTTTCATGTATTTGTGCCTTGAGTATTTCATCTTCCCCTCTTTTTACCTTCCAGGCTAACACATGATATTGTTCTTCTTTTATGTTGTCAGGACTGACAACCGGGAACCAAATGGACGGTGTGGTGAGGTCAATTTTCCCGTTGCGTATGTTAAAAAGCCCGGTACCATATCGGGATATATCAAGCACAACCTGATAAGCTGTATTAATGAGATCGCTTTTCTCTATGATTCTTCGCAGCTCTTCATCTTCCCTCGAACCATATTGGCCGGCCGAGAAGCGAGGTTCTTCACTCAAAAGCAAATCTCCCCACAAGGTAGAAAGACGCTTATGCCAGTTGAATATTAGCAGCAAAGATGCGTTTTGTTCTTCGCGTAGAATCCTTATCCAGTCTTTGAATATCTCATCATGTTTGCCCTTGAACAGTTTTTTATTTTCTTCGTACTTTTGCAACCTCGATATCTCGCTCACTGGAGGCCATGGCTCGCCGGGATTCAAAAAACTTAAGTCTGTTAGCAAGTTATCACCATCCTTTCGGTTTATTTCGTGGTGTTCCTCGATTCTTACGCAACCTACTTATCAGTATTTCAACCACGTCCGGAGCATCGTCATGTGGAGCACCATGTTTATATCTTTCAATTTCATCATTAAATGTTTCGTTTGCTCTATTGAAAAGAATTTGAGCCCCATTTACTAAAGGCTCAATCTGCATTATCCTTGCATGTTTGTTTTTCGTATTTCGTACCGTTTTTATCTGCCGGAGAAGATTGTTTTTTATCATTTCGTCCCGGAGATATTTTTTAAGCAACTCCCTGAAAAGGTTTTCTTCCACAACAACTTCGTAAATCTGTGGGTATTGACGAATCAGTCGCAAAATAAACTCAACTGTTTTCTCCGGACCATACTTCATCAAGTAACCGTCTTGAACTAAGTACCCTGTTCTCCAACAACCACCTATTGCAAAAGCTGTACTATCTCCCTTACCTTCGGACGGGTCAACCGCAAGCACAAGCGGAATGTTTTTGTCCGGCCATTTTTCCCAGTATGCGAGTGTGAATACTTCGTTCTTTGCGCTGCGTGGTTCGTTCTGGTCTTCCTTCCAGAAAGCATCCTCTCCCCACTTTTCCCTATTCAACATTACGTTGTAATAAGCACCTTTGTATTTCATCTCTTCATCAGGGAATCTTCCTGGCCATAACACTGAAGCACCTCGCAACATTTCCTCTTGATTTTCGAGATAGAACTTGTATGCGTCATCAAACCTATTGTCGTTGTTTATATCCCGGTAGATTAATCGCCATTTATCCCACAAGTCTTCGCGTTCCGGAAAGGAAGTCACACACTTATAAAAAAGCACTTTCCAACTCGGGTCCTTTATTACCTGAGCTAAAAGTGCGTCCTCTGCAAGTAGCGTACCGATATAAAAATAATCTGTCTTGTAGTATCCCAATCGGCCAATTTCTTCCCTGAATGCTCTCTCAAGTTTTTCGCGAAGAGACGGACTCTCCATAGTCTGTTTGTCCTCCAAGTCATCGAGTATTATTAGGTCCGGACGAGTGTCCTTATTCATACCTCTTAGACCTGACTTCCAACCTGTACAGCAAACCCATACACCAGTATTCAAGTAAATCTCTTCGTTATTCCAAGTGCTGCCCTTGAGATCCCCAAAATCTTCGACTATGTCTGGACTTTCAAGTGCTTTTTGGATTTTTTTCAGGAAGTTCTCAGCTGTGTCGCTGTTGGCCGATATAAAGAGAACGAATTTTTTCTTTTCGTATACTGCTGACCAAGTAGGTATTGCGAATGAACTTATTGTTGATTTACCATGTTCACGAGGAGCAACGACTGCCTGGTTCTCCTGCGCTTTAGATTCTATCCTAGTTCTCAGCGTGTTCATTATCTCAATTGCATAGTCGCCAAAATCTCTTTCAAACTGGTCAGGCAAATATGCTTTACAGAAATATTGCATATCCTTTTCGCCAAGAGCTCTCCTCAATCCAGTTGGGCCGGTGAGCGGATATTTCTGAAGCAAGGTTTTGTATGAGTTTGGATAGTGTTTCTTTAGGGTTTTTATCAGCAGCTTTTTTTGCTTGTCGTCCATCATAGCACCCCTTTTACATACTGAGGTATTGCAAGATAATAGAAAGTTTTTGTGTAGTATTTTACCTTCAGGAATCTTATACACTTGAACCAAGCATATATTGCGTATATTCTTCCTAAAATAGGTCTGCAATAATC